AGAGGACATATCGATGTCATTGATGTTGCGTTCCAGGAGTCTTGATGCTGTGGTTTGGTATGCGGATGCGATGCTTTCTAATGTCATGCCTTGGTCTAGTAGGTTTGATAGATGTCCGTAGCGTGTTTTGGCGAACTCTCTTTGTTGGCGTTCGTAGTCAGATGTGAGCATTTGACCTGTTAAAACTTTTTCGATGTCGGAGTCTGCTGGGTTTCGGTTGAAGAATGCTTTGGCGATGTTTTGTGTGCTGATGTATTCTGCAGATTTTTGGGTGCGAGCCAGGGCTGTCGGGTTGACGTAGTTGCCTGATTCGTCTTTTTTGAATACTTCGCTGTAAACTTTTTGTTTTAGGATGTCACCTTGATATCCGAAGTTGATGGAATCTGATACGAATTTGAGGAAGTCGGTGCCTTGAAAACCTAGTGTGCCGACGAGGGATTGAATAGTTTTTAGTTGTTTTGATGTTGATAGTTCTTTGTAGAAATCTGTAGCAGATACTTCTTCGGCAAACCTTTCGTTGCTGTATTTTTGTGCAACGGCTTTATTTAATGTTTCAAATAGTTGTGGGTATTTAGTGCGGTCGAGGTCTAGCAGCCATGTTTTTGCTGGGAATTGTTCTCGGAATGTTGTTTCCCATGCTGTGCTAATTGCCGCTGGTTGTTCTGTGATGCCTGTAGCGGCTGTTGTTTTATATTCTTTGCGTAACATTTCTCGGTTTGCTGGTGTGTTTTCTAAACCACGGGCAGCGAGTTGTTCGGTGACAAATGTTTTTTGTTTGGCTACATCAATTACTGGAGTAGTAGTTACAACTCCCGTGGTAGACACATCTGGTTTAGTTTCTTCTGTTGTTGTTTTGGTGCCAGCAACAACCATGGGTTGAGCAATTTCACCGCGTTGTTCACGTGTTAGTGGTTGCGGTTTTGTAGCCGCAACTTGAGTCGGTGCGCCAATATCGGATTGAAAAGCATATGTAGCAGGAGAACCAGGGGCACCCGCTGCTACAAACGCTAATTCTTTGTTTTCTGTTATCCGTTTTTTGTCAGCAAGAACTTTTTCAACTTCAGCAAACGCCTGACTTCGAGCAGTCTCGTCGATAGAACCTTGTTGAAATTGGAACTTAGCCAATTCAAGATTTTTTTCTGCTTGTTTTAATTTACTATCTACTGCTTTAAGCGCACGGGTATTATCGTTCTTTGCTTCTTTAAAACGGTTATTTGCTATTTCGACATTGTTTTGTGCCTGTTCTTTGTTTCCTTCTAGTGTGACAACCAAATCACGCAAAGAAGACGGAGTGTATTTTTTCCCTTTAAATGTAAACGAAGTAATGTTTTTACTTAAAGCGTCATTAAGTGTTTGAATATCTGCATCTAAATCTTTTTTGATTTTTTCTGCAGATTTTAAATTTTGTTCATAGTCGTTTAATGTTTTAAACGTTTCAAATTTATTGAGTTCGTCAGCCATTATGCAAGTCCTTTAATCTTTTTATCAAGAATGTCCAAAAATCCTAAAGCCTGAACCGCTTCGGCTTCTGGACCGAACTGTTGCTGTACTTGTTGTTCGGCTGCAACATTAATGTTAGGTGCGCGAACACCGCCAGTTGCTTCCGATATCTCCATACGCTCATACGCTCTAACAAACTTTTCGATTTCGGCAGCAGACACGTTGCGCCCCAATATTTTTTGTGTTGTGTCTTGAAATACTGAACGAATGTCCTGTTTGGCGGTGGTGCGAATAACTTTGCCCATACCCACAGATGGTTGGATTTCTGTTAGGAATTGTGGTAGAACGGCTTCTATTGTTCGACCTTGCGAGTTGGCGTAGTTTAGAAACTCTCTCATCACAGATATGTCTGTGGAATCAAATCCTGTTCCGCCTTGCGGTCTACCGTTTTTACCGTATAGTCCTCGTGCGGATAGTTTGTTTTGGAAATCTGCGCGTTGCGCCGCGGTCATTCTAGACAGTTCGCTTACTGCTTCTTTGTCGGGGTCATATAGGTCGCGTTCAATAGTGTTGTTTTTACCTACTAGTTTTTGACCTACAAAAGAAACATCGAATCCTCGTCGTTGGCGTGTGGCTGCGTCGCCTGAGTCAGAAACTGTGCCACCTAAAATATCTTGTTGTTTTAAACCAGATAATTGTGGTGCTGTAACGAATACGTTACGTGGTTGTAGTTGTACGTCAGGTGCTAATCCGCCACCGACTTTTGGGGCAATAACTGGGGCGGTCGAGGATGGTGGGGTTGTCGTCGCGTTTGGGTCTGTTGGTTCTGTGAATGACATTAATCTACCTCTGCTGCAAGTTTATCTTCATAAATTCTTGCAAATTCTGGGGTTTGCTGTACAAGTGCTGCTGCAATACTAGCCAACCAATCCTTTAAAGGTTGTGTTTTTGGTGATTGGAAACTTGAGAACCCTGCTGCTGCAGCATTTTCTAATGCTTGGTCGCGGGCATCCAAATATTGTTTGACTGCGTTCGCCACATCATTGTCTGCTAAACGGTTGTCGGTTACGGCTGTACGCAAATTGTTGATGAAGTTAGGGAATTCGCCTGGGTTGAAGTCGGCTTTGATTGGGAACCCTGGGTATTCTTTGTTGAGGAATGTGCGCCATTGAGCAAGCCAGTCTCGTTGTTCTTGGTTTAGGGTGTCGCCCATTTGGTTGCGTTTTTCACGGTAGATGGATGAAGCAATTTTGTATTGGGCTGCTGCAACCGTTTCTTCTGCTGTTAATCGGCGTCGTTCACCTTTTTGGATTTGGCGGTTGAATGCTTCGAAACTGAACGAGTCGCCGCCAGGGGCGAAGTATCCTGCGATGCCTTTGTATTGTGCCATCAAATCGTCGTTGTCTTTAGCCCAATCGGAGAACACTTTGGTTGGTTCAATGCCGCTGGTTGTTGGCTCAGTTTTGTGACCCATGTATATGAATGCGTCTTCACCGAATTTGTCGATGAAGTCTGATACAACTGTGTCTGGATTTTTTAATTTCATTTTGTAGAACTCTTGCGAAAGTGATGATGCGATGATGTCGCCGCCGTCGGTTTCTAAACGGAAATCGATTTGTGGTGAGGCTGGTCCTGTGAATTGGAATAAGGCACGCATTCCTGCGAGGACTTGTGCTTTGCGGCGTGCATCGGCGTACAGTTTTGCCATATCGTTGGCGTCTTTGGTGTTGTAACTTCCGCTTTGAATTTTGTGGCGGACTACTTCTGCGTAGGTGTTTGCGTAGATTGTGCCGAGGTTGGCGGTGTCACCTCTGATGGCTTCTATGCCACGTGTCGCCCATTGTGGTGCGAGTGATGATAAACCTTTTTCTCCGTATGGGAGAATCATTTTGCGTACGAATTCTAGTTCAGGGGTGTCTGGGAGTACGTTTGATGCGGCGATTTGTAGGACTGGACCTGCGCCTGGAAGGTTTAATACTTGGAATGCGCCTTTAATTGGGAATTGAAGTATTGCTCCTGCCCATCCGCCGACAGGAAAATTAAATACGTTTGTGCCGTTTACAGGGTCTTTAGCAAACCATCCCGACAGGGCGTTGTCTGGGTTGTCTGAGTCGTAGTTTGCTGCGTTGAATGCGAGTTGTGTTTTGCGGATTCGTGATGGGTCTTCGATGAGGTATGACGTGTATTGTCCGAGTGTTTCTCTAAATGCTGTAGCGAATGGTGCTACTACTCGGAACATATCTTCTAGGTTGCCTTTTTTCTGGGCGTTGTAAAGAGTTTCTTGTAGTTCTTGTCTTGCCATCGCTCCAGCGAATTGTTCTAGTTGGGCGACTGTGCCGTCACCTGTGGCTGCTTTTCCAAATATACGATTGTAGATTTCTTTGTTGCCAACATATTTTTCTACTGACATAATTTCCCGTTTACCTTCTTCGGCAAGGTCATCGTTTAACGATTTAACATATTTGGCGATGTTTGCTTTCAAAGTTTGTTGTTCTGCAGGTGACAACAAATTGGCGTTGTCCGCGACTGTTCGATAGAACGCTTGACGGTAAAGCGGTGAGCGTTCAAGTTTTTGTGTGGCTTTACCTACTAGCCCGTTGAAGAACCATTTGACGCCTGTGTCCATTGCTTTTGTAATGTTGTCAAGTTTTGGTGATTTGCCTGATGTCACACGGTTAGCAACTTTGACACTTGGTGCTAGTTTTTTTTGATTGCCTTTAAGGTCGATAAATTCTCGAAGTGCGTCGCTGCCGAACAATCCTGGGTCTTGTTCTTTTGTAGTAAACGCTTGTCCTGGGGCTACTGCTTGTACTTCCGCTATGTCGCGAGGGATGAGTGTGCCTGGGTTAAATGGGTCTTCTACTCGGCTTGGCGTTATGCGTGTGATGATTGCGTCGTCACCGTTGTCAAGTTTAACCAAAGCACCTACAACTCTGTTTTGTCCTTGTTCTGCCATTACAAGGTTGTCTACTGGAATTTCTTCGCGTGGCACAAATTGAACATCAGCCGTTGGTAAACCGTTTGCATCTTCAGTCAAACGTGAAGTTGGTAATCCTCTTTCGTCAAGCAGCGATTCGATTTTGGGTACACGACCGTGTGCTACTACAAAACGTAGTTCTTCGTCGCCGCGGACAACGGTGTTTAATTTGGCTTGTGATGGTTTGTCTAGCCATGCGGTCACAAGGTCTGTTTCAGAAACGCTTCTTATTGGGATAAATTGTGGTTGACCTGTTCGTTGGTCTGCGATGCGTACGCCGTTGCGAAAATATTCGACAACTGTTTTATAGGCTTCTTTTCCTTCGTCGGTTGTTTGAAACCATACAGCCATTGCTGCTTGGCGTTCTTGTGTTGGAAGCGTAGATAATTGCGCCATTTTTTTGATAATTGTGTCTTGACGAAGTTGTCCTAAGTTATCTATGTAGCCTGTAGTGTGTGCAACTGGGTCGCTGCCACGGCTAATGAAAGCAAAGTTTTCTCCTCGTATCATGCGTTCATTAGCGGTAAGTGGGTCTTGTAGATGTTGATAGACCGACTTATTGGTAATATCTTGGTAATCTTTTAATACCTTTTTTACCCCGCCGCTGACATCATCTGTTAGTGCTGTTTCAAATGTTAATGCTTTACCTTCTCCGCCTGTTAATGGTCCAACAAAGCGGCTGCCCATAACTGTTTGGATGAATTGGAATGGGTGCGTGAAAAAGTTTTGGTAGCCTTTTGCTGCCATTCGGATATGAGAGTCAATCATGTTTCGTACGACGTATCCGCCCGTAGCAAGAATCATCGGTTTCCATACTTCTTGTTGAAGTTCTTCTGCAACGGCTAATAGTGTTCTTTGTTCACCTTTTTTATTGCGTAAAATTTTATCGGTTTTTAATGCTTTTTTTAGAAACGGGTTACTTGTTAATGCTCGAAGTTTGCGGTAGTCGGGCAACACATGGATGTTTTCTGCAAGTTCAACTAATGCTGTTGGTCCTTGCATACGTAATTCATTCAAATCATTTGGGTTGAATCTTTTTAATTCTTTATCGTCAATGCCGAATTGCCGTAACTGTTGTAACATCCCGCCGTCATCGAGTTGTCCCAGTTCGTCGGCGCCAAATGCTCTAATGCGGGCTAGTTCCGCATCGTGAATTCGTTTTACTTCTAATGCAATTCTTTTGTCTCCGCCCGCTTGTTCGGTTACGATTGCAAGGAATTTTGCGTAGAGTTGGTCGCCTGCTTCTTTGCGTGTAGCAACGTTTTCTGCGCCAAACACGTTCATTGCTTCGCCCATAAAGTTGTCAAAAGTTTCTGTGGCTTCGGTGTGGATTCTTATTCCTCTTAAATAGTTTGCGTAGGTTTCAATTGAACGTGTTTTATCTAAACCCGAACCGTAAACTATGGCTCTTTCTGTTGGGATTTCTGTGAACCATCGGCTGTTACGTAACGTGCGATATACAGGAACCCGTTCGCGAGCAAGTTCTCGTGCGGCAAATGTTGCGCGTGTGCCTTTGATTGCGCCGATTTGTTTTGGGATAAGTACGTCTTCTGGGTTGGCTGATAGTCGTGCTGCGGCTTCACCGATGATGGCTTTAATTTTTAGTGGAGAGTCTGCTTGGGCTAAACGTTGCGCTGTTTCTGGGTCAATTTTGCCACGGAAATCTGACATGATTTTGTATGCGGCTTTGCCTCTTTCAATGGCTGCTTCAGTTGTGTCTAGTCCGCGGTCGGCAATGTTGTTTGTTGCGGTGGCAGCGTGGTCTGCTAAACGTTGTGTGAGGCGTACCGCTTTGCTATTGCGGTCGAACCATGCAAAGTATTCTGATTCTCTAAATGAGATTGCTTCGGCTGAATCTAAACCGATTTCTCCGCGGGAGATTCGTGCTGCTGCGTCTGCGCCTTCGCGTGTGAGTGACGGAATTTTGTCTGTTTCTACTATGCCTCGGGCAACGAGTTGGTCTGCAACTTTTTGGCTGACTGCTCGTGTGCCAATTAATCCTTTTACTTGTTGACCTGTTTTTGCTGCTTTGAATGCTTGACCTGCAACGATGGTTGGGTCAGCGTAGATGGTTACAGCAGCATCGAAGAAACCTGATAGTAGAGAGTATTCTTTTGTTCCTGGGGTGAACACAAGGTTTGCTGCGCCACGCCCAATTGTCCACGCATGGTTGTTGATTGTGCCACGAAAGTCTTTTGCTCTTTGTGCTTGTGTTTCTGCGGCTTTCCCACCGAAGAAGAATCCTTCTCCTGAGTCTTGCCCTGAGAGCATTGTGCCAAGTTGTGTTGAAGCAAAAACGCCTGCTGTGCCTGTCGGGTCGTTTGGTGAAAAGATTTGTGACGCAACGTTTTGTGTCAGGTCTGGGGTGAGTTGTAGTGCGGCGAAACCCCAACGTGTTGCCGATTTTACTTTGCTGTAAATGTTTCTATCGAACCAGCCTTTTGGGTCTGCTTTGTTTGGGTCGTTTTGTGTGGCGAGTTTTGTTGCTTCTATTTTTGCTACGGCGTCAACTGCTTGTTGTGATAGCCCTGATTGTTTCGCCATGTCTAATAGGACACGTGGCGACACCCATCCGTTTTGTTTATAAAGTTCAGATACTTTTGCTGCTTGTTGTGGTGTTACTGTTGCTTGTATCTTTTTTTGTGCAGCGATGTTTGCTTGTGCGTCTTTGTCGTTATTTTCTTCGTCAACAGGGTCGAATGCGCTGAGTCCACCTACCATTAGTATCCTTCACGTAAGTATGAGTCCAACATATCTGCGAGTTCTTCGCTTGGGTAGGCTGCGTATAGTGCTCTGAGTTCGTCAAGTATCGGGTCGCTGTTGCGTACGCCCGCATAGCCGCTAACTTGTGTCATTCTTCCTGGTCCGAATGGTGCGCCTGCTGTGAGTGGTTCGTCTAGGCGTTCTGTCGGTCTGTCTAATGGTCCGAATTGTCCTGGGCGTGGTCGTTCAACTGCTGTTTGTGGTGGTGCAACTACTGGTTGTGGTGATGCTGCCATCGGTACTTGTTGTTGTGCTGAGATTTGTTTTCTTGCTTCACCGTAGGTTTGACCTGGGGCTGCTTTTGCCGCCAACTTTTTTGTTGGGTTCCTTAAATCGGAACGGTTTGGGTATTGTTTTGCCATTAACCTAATCTCCCTGCGAGGCTAAGTACACCACCTGGTGTCCCTGGTTGTGCGGACGCTCCTGCTTGTGGTCCGCCGAGTGATGCTAGTAGTCCTTCGATTCCTGCTGGTGCGCCTGTGACTGGTGCTTCTGCACCCATTCCTGGGGTCGCTAACCCTGGTTGTGTTTCTGGTGAACCTGCTGGAACTGCTGTTGCTTGACGTTCTTGTGCGCGTTCGTTTGTTCGGCGTACTGCTTCGTAGAGTGGAACGTTTTCTTCTACTGTAAGTTTTGTTAGGTACGCTAAATCTTCTGGTTGGTATGGTCCGTTAGGGTCTGCTGCTTGTGCTTGGATGCTGGACAGGAGTGCGGCTTCCATTGATTCTGCTGTGATGCGGTCTTTTTCTAGTTCTGGGTCTGTAATTAGCGGGTCGGCTTCTCTTGCCGATTCTTTCGACATGAGACCTGTGCCGAGGCGTTGACCTAATCCTACGATGAGTCCGTTGACGTCTGCGCCTGATGACGGGTAGTTGACGTAGTGGAAGTCTGTTTCCCAAACTTTGTTTGGAACATAATCTACTTTTCCGATTCCGTTTCTTCCTGCGATGAAGAACGATTTTTCTTTTGTGCCCCAATAGTTTTTTTCAATTGCGATAGCAATTTTGTCTTCTTCCATCAATGATTGTGCGAAGATTGCTTGGGCTTCTTGTACACGGAAGTCGACTGTTGCTGAGAGGATTGATTCGCCTCTGCGTCCTGTGCGGATGTTTGTTCCTGATTCGCCGCCGAACTCTGCTGGGATTGCGCCTTCCAAACGTTCTTGGCGTTCGAGTCTGTCTAGTGCGACATCGGTTTTGTAGCCTGGGTTTGTTTGCAACTGTTGGATGTCTCCGCCTTTGACTACACCTAACTGTCCTGTTTTGCCTTCTGCCATTTGGATAATTTCTGGGTTTTCACCTGGGCGTGCTACTAGGTATTCGTCTGGGAAGATGCCGCGTTCGATAGCGATTTCTGTGAGGGCTTGTAGTCGGGCACGTGTGTAGTACATTCCCATTACGCCGTCGAATTGTCCGCGTGGGATGTCTAGCGAGATTCTTTTTGGGATGATTACTAAAGGCATTTGTGTGCGGTTCGGGATGCGTTCTAATTCGATTACTTCGATTCCTTGGCGTTCAACCATTGTGTATTCGACGTTGCTTTCTGCGCCCATTACGCAGATAACTATTTCTTCTTCGTCGACATATTCGAGGATTGTGAATTGTGTGTCGTAACGTACTCTGCCCATGCGGAGTTTGCCGACTACTTTGTCGCCGTAGTTTGCTACTAGCCAGTTGTATGGTTTGAGGTAGGTGAAGATGCAGTCGTCTGGGATGAGGTTATCTGGGTCGTCTGATACTGCAGGATAGGTGTCTAACGGGTTTCGTACTGACCATTTTGGTACGAGTGTTTTGAAGTCTGGTTTGATGATTACTGGTGCCGATGAGTAGGCGAGTAGGTGGCGTGCGCGGCGACGCATTTTGATATCCATTTTGTTTGTGTCCCAGATGGATAGCATTGCTTTGCGTCTTGTGCGTGAGTAGTCTTTGCTGCGTTCGTTGCCTTCTTTGATTGGCGGGAAGTATGGCATCGGCATTGTTGATGCGACTCGCATCGATGTTTGGTCTAATCCTTGTACTAGTAGGTTCGCTACGTTTGTGCGGGCGTTGCGGTCTAGTTCTGAGAGTGGTACGATTACGTCACCGTTTGCGAGGTCGCGGACTCGGCGCATTTGCGCGAGGATAGGTCCTTGTGTTTCTTGGCGTGATTTGTATAGCGATACTATTTCTTCTGCGGTTTTCATCCAGCACGCTTTCTTTTAGTTGCAACTACGTCTAATATACACTATTTCAGTAGCCAACTGGGGCGCCATTGTCGTGGTGGGATTTTCATGTTGGTGAGGTTTGGGATGTTGAGTACTGCCATCCATAATGCCATCACGATGTCTGTACCATTTTTTTTGTCGCGGGTCCATTTTGCTAGTTCGTCGGCTGCCGCTAACGTTTTCCAGTTCGCACGCATTGTTGGTAGACGTACCGCACCTGAACGGAACAGCGGCGGAAGTAGTGCTTCTACGCCCATGTTTTCGTCGAGTTTGTTGCGGGTGGTGGTGTGCGGGAGTACGTTCACTCCGTGTAGTGCCTGCCATTTGCGTACGAAGTCGTGTGCTAACAGGAATCTTTGTGCTGCGTTGATTTCTACTACCCAATGTGATATCGGGTAGCCGAGTTGCATTGACCTGTTTTGCCAGTCTTCCATTATTCCTGAGTATTCGCTGGTTGTGGTGTTGTATCCGAGGAGTTCTTCGGCGGTGAGTTTCACTCGTTCGATATCTATGACGTAGTACAGGTTTGTTGTCGGCTGGTAAAGTATCCAGATGAGTGCCCAGAATTGGGTTGGGGATGGGTCTACTGCAACTATTGAGATTACGGGTGGGGCTAGTCCTGGGGGGATGATTCCGTGGTGGCGTTCGTTATCTATGCATCCTTGGTAGAGTACGCCGTCTGCTCCGATTCCGCCTGTTATCCATGTGCGGTCTATTAGATATGTTTCGTCGGCGAGGTCTTCTTGTTGGTAGATTATTCTAAATTTTTCTGGGGAGTTGTATCGGAGATAAGATAAATCTTTCCATGAAAGTCGTTTAGGGTCGAGTAAAGGTCCGTTAGGGTATGCGGGGGCGGTGACTTTTCTTGACGCAGGACCAGTATCCAAATCTGGGTAGTATGCCTGATAAATAATGTGTTTATATTTCGATGACTTGGTGGGTTCTTTATTTGCGATGTGTTCAGGCAAGGTAACATCTGACCCATCGTAGTCTTCTTCGTCGACGTCGTATGTTACTTTTGCTAAACAATGGGCGTATAGGTCGCCTGAGCCGAGTCTTTGTCCGATTACTGCGAGTAAACCACCTGGGTCGCATCGTGCTTCAGCCATCGAGTCCCATCTTTCTAATAGTTTGTCGCGGGCAACAGACTCCCGACAGTTTTCGGTGGATGCAACGTCATCAAATAGGCATAGGTCTGCTCGGTGTCCGATGAATTCTGCGTCGATACCGTATGCGCGGACTGTTGGTTCTTTGTTATCTAATCCGTTGCCGTCGTATTGTTCGACAATGAACTCATCTGCACGCCACAGGGCGCCTTTATCTGATGGTTTGAATCTGCCGTAGTCGATTGAGAGACATCCTTCGGCGTTAACCGCTAACCCTTTCTTAACTAACTCTGGGTCGGGTTGTATAGGTGCTGGTCTTTCAAGGGTTTCTCTGATTCGCCGCGAGTATTGTTTAGCCATAGCCTGCGAAATGGAGCCAATCATCACGCGGATAGCCCTGTTGCGAACTATTGCCCACACCGCCACATCGTGGAATAGGGTTGATTTGCCTGCACCTGGCGGCACATTCAACACAACAAATTCTTTTTCTTCAGCCTCTAACAACTCGACTAGGGTGACTGCTGCTTCTACTTGCCACGGTGACGGAACCCTACCCAAATAGTATTTTCTGAAAAAGTCGAAATCTTCTAATCCGCGTTTAGCCGCATCACACAATCTGTCTAACGGTACGGCTGGTGGTAAATCGGCTGCTTCAGCCAAATCATTATCAGCATACCTTTGCATCCCACCCTGGTCACGTAAATGTTTCCGTGCATGAAACTCGGCATCCTCACGGCGAGCCTGCACCGCTTTCGAATTCTTCAACCACCTCGACCCAGTGTTCACATGGATACCAGAAATACGTGAAGCATCCAAAATACTGGAACCCGCTGCTATCGCCTGAAAGAAACGTGCTTTATCCGCAGACGAAACATTACGGCGAGTACCCACCAAAAAATATTATCACAAGATAGTTGCAAACAAAAAAACTGTGAACTACACTTCAACACACACCCGTCGGGAAGACGGCAAACAAACAGTAATCTTCACGGCTGTACACCACTTGCAAGGTGCGGGGCATCAACACCAGGGAACTGGGGTAGACCTTCATGTCATGTGAAGGAGCAGCGTGAACAACGTACAAGTTCAAACATGGTGTCGGCTAAAACTTTGGCTTACGGCTACCAACCCTCAGGGGTGAAACGTGGGGGGAAAGCAAAAACCTATCTCGGCGACCAACCCAAAAAACACTGCCGCGCCGCAAGCGGCTTGCCCACAACAAAACACAAACCAACCCACAAAAAACCCACACCCCCCGCCACCAAAAACCGACACAACAACCCATCTTTTTTTTGCCGTTTTTTTCTAGAGTGTGAATATTGAAAACGCATATATCTATGTATATGGGTGGGGTCTCGCGGCACATGCCCTAGTTCGCGCCGATTTTCTTGTGCTTTTGTGCTTGTGCGCTTGTGTATCTTGCTAACCTTTTCACAAATACACAAACAAAACTACTGAGAGTAGCCATCTCACCACAAAAATAAATAACCCTAGCGCCGTAGTAGAAAATAAATGAGGTCGCCTAATAGTTATGTAAAGTTGTGTCAAGTTTAAATAGTTATGTAAAGTTAGGTTAGCCTTACATGTGTGTGACGTAGTTCACATAAGAAAAGTGGTGTTTGGTGGTTGACATTGCCGTATATATCCCTTACGATTGTAGGTGTAAGGATATAAACCATATAAACAAAGGGGAAAGCATGACACGGAAAGATTATCAACTAATTGCCTCGGTGATTAAAAAACACAGAGACGCAAGCGCAACGGCAAAAGCGGAATTCGCCGAGATGATTTATTCATTTAGCGAGTGTCTCGCATATGACAATATGGCATTCAATAGCGAGAAATTTGAAGAGGCTTGCGGGTTAGATAGTCACTGAAATATCGCCTAGCCTCTCGGGGGTAGTCGCGTCATAGCGACACTAGGCACAAGGTCGCAAGACTGAAGAACATCAACCAAAAGACAGGGGCAAGAATGATAGAAGAGCAGAAACTGCTCAACTTTTCAGCCGATGTACTCATCACCGCATACGAGGGTGGATACTGTGGCATGGCTAGTTGGGTGACATCAGAAGACGGGCTGACATGGGGCTCGGAAAATGGGGACTACGAACTGGGCGAAAGAATTTCATACGCCTCGGCGACGGTCTACCGTTTAGATGAAGATTCAGAGACAGGCTACAGCGAAAACCCGTTGAAAATTGACGGGAAACTTATTGCCGAATTTGTGGCAAAAGTTGGCAAGGGAGAATTCAGCCAAGAATCTATCCCCGAATACGGAAGAATGAACACCGAGGTGCTCAGTAAGTTGTCAGGGGTCTATCTGGGGCTTTTACCGCCAGAAGATTGCGACCTAGACGCGCTGGACGCTGACAGTATCGTGCAGATGGTGCTACTCGGTGAGGTTATCTACGGGTGAACCATCCCCCCGTGCGCCTTGGGCGTGCCGATTCAATTCGGACACGGGACGAAAGACAACAACAACAACGAAAGGGAAAATATGCTAGACGATACAGAAGAGGAAACTAAAGCACTACAGCAATGGCGCGAAATGCAAAAGCGTCAATCGGAAGAATCAGAAACAATACAAGCAGAACACAACAAAGCATGGAAAGAATTGTGCGCTAAGCATAACGCCGAACGCGACGAACTAAACAAACTAATCAAAAGCATATTCAGAAAAGGGGCAAGCAATGAGTAATCTATATGCAATAGAAACCGAGACGCACAGCGACTCAACTATCACTCACCTAATAGCCTACGGGCAACAATTAGAGGGGCGGTATGGCAGATGGCAGGCGTTATGCGGGCGACATATTGAAGGCGAGATATGGGGTGCGGGTAGCGTAGATGGCGGGCGTTGCAAGCATTGTGTGAAAACATATGTTCGGGCAGGCTTGCGATGATAGTAGACGATAATTTTGTGGGCATAGTAATGTTCGCACTAGTCGGGGTTATTTACCTCGCTTACAAAGTAGGCGAGTATGTCGGGCAAATGAAGTGTGACAAATGACACACTCATTAGGATTGACAACATCAACTAAGTGTGATACAGTAAGACATATCAACATAACGAAAGGGAAAACAAAATGGGACAGATAATCATAATGGGAATCGGTTTTGACCAGCCAACGGTTGCACTACCAATGACCGCAAGCAAAGAGCAGATAGTAGACGCGATACTTAACACAACAAAAGAGGAGGAAGAAACGGGGAGCGATGACTAGTGCAGAAGAACTAAAGGAGAACATAGGCAGACACGGCTTGCTCTCAGTATCGGGGACAGCACTAAAGTTCGTAATCACGATATTAGACGCTCGCTCTAGATATGGGCATCTAGATTACAAGGTGACACCGATAGCAGGCGAAGGCGAGACTTGGCACGCGAGCACCGCCGTGCAGGTGCTTGAAATTGTAGACATTAATCAATAAACAAACAACAACAAACAAAGGGGAATAGCAATGGAAACTACAGAAGAAACAGAAAAACTATATACATATGAAGAGTATTTACTAGAACATTATTTCGGCGAAGGCGACCCAATGGAAGCGTTCCGCCATTACCTATACAACCAACACGAAGAGCAAAGCAAACTAAACGAGGACGACTGGGGAGATAGGTTCTCTAGTTTTGAAGACTCATATGTCGGGTGTATGCCGTTTAGAGATTATGTTGAAGAAACTTTTTTAGAAACGAACGAAGTCCCGAAACATCTTGAAAGTTATATAGATTATGACGCAGTTGCACGCGACTGGGAACTCGGCGGAGATTTCTGGACAGTCTCGGATGGTATGGGTAACGACTACATATTTAGGAGTTACTAATGCCACGCACAAAACAACTGAACATCAAAGCGATACTAAAAGCATACGAAGCAGAAGCGAAACGAGCAGAACGAAACGCGAAAGCGTATCGGGGTGACAGCCTTGAAGCGTACTGGCTTGAGCACGCTTGCAAGGTTAGACAATACAAACAACTAGCAGAACAGGAGACCGCGCAATGAGTATCTACAGCGTATCGGTATGGAATTTAGAAAAGATATATGCAAAGTCAGAAGAAGAAGCAGTCAAAATAATCAGACAAGAATTCTACGACGGCGCATATCGTGGACGCGATTTTGAATATGACGATGCGGAACTAGCAGAGCGCGAAGTAAACGATGAGCGTTTGGTGGCTTGGAACTTGTGTAAAAATGGTGCACCATATCCGCAACAAATAAACCCTTACGAGAACACGGTAGAAGCCAACGATTCTGACGAAGCGGAAGAGGAGCATTCGGTTATGACAATTTGTACGGTTCTTGTTGAAGCCGAAGACGAAGAGCAGGCGATGTGTAATGCGTCAGATACTTTTCACTATATAAATAAAGATGAGTTTGAGATACGGATTTCGTGATGAGACTATCTACATTGAATGTTCTACGCAAGTGTTACGACTGTGCCCAATACCGTTACGAGGTTTACTGTGACCCGATAGACGGCGCATACTTTTGTCAGCGATGCCATGATGAACGAGTAAGAGAAGGCGAGGGGGTGAATGGTGATGAATGAAGTATTTAGTGTGCTTGTTTTTGTTGGGGTTTGCCTGTTATGGGTTACGCCTTTTGCGATTAGTAGTTGGAAGCAGGTGCGAAGGGAGCGAAGCAAAGCGAAGCATCCGACAGCACGAAAGAGTTAAGCGAACAGGTGTTCGTGTTAGGTAAGCCTAACATTGTGAATCTGTTCACAAGCGTACAGGTATTGGGTTTTAGGGTGTGACATATTTCACAAAGATTGTACTTGACAAAGACAACTAAGTGTGATACACTTGTATCTACAAGTTACGAAAGGGGAAAGCAATGAAAGAAGGAGACAAAGTAATAATCACCAATCAGTTTCACGCATACTGTGGGCGGACTGGCACTATCTCAGAGATTGGCTCAGATGATGAGGGAGACTTCATCTTTGTGGGCTTCATAAGCACAGAGGGAAGGTACGCAGGGTTGGAAGTAATTGACATCATGCTTGAACCAAGCGATATCAAAGTAACAAAGTAAACACAACAGAAGGGACAACACAATGAAAGCATTAGAGACAGTCAAACTAATAGAGGTCACACTCGTACTATCCATAGAAACCTACGGCGCAGAACAAATGTTCTGTGGCATGGACTACCTCGTGGTGCAAGACGAAGCACAGGTGCTCGGCTGGTCAGAGCGTGAACTGCAAGTCACACCAAAAGAAGGCGAGTGACAATGACCTCACCAACTCAA